TGACCAATTGACAGGTTTTCCACCGTCAAGTATTCACCGCTATCCTTGGTAAGTCTCTATCTCGCCTGTAAAGGGGGGGGTCATGAGGTTTGTCCTCGTGGCCTCCCCTTTTTTTTCGTCTTTTCGAGGTTCCCATGCTATCACCAACGACTGATCTGGAAGCTATCAACACGATGCTATCCTCAATCGGGGAAGCTCCGGTGAATACCGTTGAGGACAACGGGGTAGTGGATGCTGTCATCGCCCGTCAAATTCTCCGATCGACTTCCCGTGAGGTACAGTCTCGTGGGTGGCACTTCAACACCGAGAAGGGGTTCTTACTGACTCCTGATTCAGAAGGTTTCATTACCTTGCCACCTACTGTTCTTCGGGCGGATACTGTTGATGAGTCCCAAAACATCGACGTGGTACTTCGCGGCAAGCGTCTCTACGATCGACGTAACCACACATTCAAGTTCGACAAGCCGATTCGGACAGACGTTGTAATCCTGCTACCATTCGATGAACTCCCAGAGGTAGCTCGTGAGTATATCACAATTCGCGCTGCACGTATCTTCCAAGAACGGGTGGTCGGATCCGATCTCCTATCGTCCTTCTCAAAGAACGACGAAGTGAGGGCGCTTGTTGCCCTTCAAGAGATGGAGGCGGATACGGCTGATTACAACATCTTGACCGACAACTATTCGGTCGCACGGGTACTGAGTCGCTGATATGACCATTATATCCTCCACGATCCCGAACTTGGTGAACGGGATCAGCCAACAACCGTATGCATTGCGATTAGCATCTCAGGCTGAAGAGCAGGTCAACGGCTATTCGTCCGTTGTCGATGGGTTGCGCAAGCGCCCTGGTACTCGCTTCATCAAACGTCTCCCAAACAACATCAGTGGCACTGCCTATCTCCACACGATCAACCGTGATGGTAACGAGAAGTACATCGTGGTGATCCAGAATGGCTCACTAAGAGTGTTCGATTTGGAAGGCAACGAGAAGACGGTCAATTACCGTGGGAATTCTCAAGCGTACCTGAGTTCCTCAAATCCTCGTGAGGACTTTCGTTGTGTGACGGTGGCCGATTATACCTTCGTACTCAACACCAAAGTCGTCGTAAAGGCTCTCGACGACATCATTCCAGAACGACCATACGAGTGTATCATCTGGGTGAAACAAGGGGCATACGGGGCAAGCTACACGGTCACAGTTGGTGGTGTAACGGCACACTACACAGTACCGCCAGGGAGTGACCCTTCCCACGCCCATCAGGTTACGACCGACAATATTAGTCACAGACTCTACACACAACTGGTGGCTGGCTTGGGAAACCAGTGGTCGGTAAATCAACACGGTTCCATCATCCACATCTACCGGCATGATGGTGCCCCGTTCTCATTCAGTCACACCGACTCTCTAGGTGACAACGGGATCGATATAATTGGCCGCAGGGTGCAGCGTTTCTCTTCGCTTCCGGCACGGTGTGTCAATGGTTACACAGTTGAGATAGCTGGTGACCAGACATCGGGCTTCGACAAATACTACGTCAAGTACGAAACAGGTGGGAACGCTACTAACAATGGCGTGTGGAAGGAGACTATCAAGGGAGGCGAACAGTACAAGCTCGATGCTAGTACGATGCCTCATGCGTTGATCCGCCAGGCTGATGGTTCGTTCATCTTCGAGCCACTCAACTACGAACCACGTAAGGTTGGTGACCTAGAAAGTAACCCGGCACCATCGTTCGTAGGGAGACGGATTAGTGACATCTTCTTTCACCGGAACCGTCTTGGTTTCATCGCGGACGAGAACGTGATCTTATCTCGCACGGGTGATTTCTTCAACTTCTTCCGAGGAACGGCTACTGACGTCCTTGACGATGATCCTATCGACGTGGGCGTGTCTCACGTGAAGGTCTCACTACTGCGCCACGCTGTTCCGTTCGCAGAGACGCTATTGCTGTTCTCAGACCAGACACAGTTTCAACTTGCGAAGACCGATGTCCTGACTCCGAACACTGTGTCTATCGACCAGACTACGGAGTTCGAGTGTTCCCTGAAGGCTAAACCTGTCGGTGCAGGAAGCCACATATACTTCACGGTGAATCGTGGTAAATTCACAGGGGTAAAGGAATATTACGTCGATAGTGATACGGAGACTCTAGACGCCAACGAGATTACCGGGCACGTACCTCGGTACATACCTGGAGATGTCTTCAAGATAACCGTAAGCGGAACCGAAGACTGCTTGTGTCTTCTCTCCGATAAAGCACCTAACAAGATCTTCGTCTACAAGTATTATTGGTCTGAGAACGAGAAGATGCAGGCGTCGTGGTCGCATTGGGAGTTTGCACCAGATTGTAGGATCCTGAACGCCGACTTCATCGAGTCTGCATTGTACCTTGTGGTTCAACGACCGGACGGTATCCACATCGAGGTACTTGATCTTGAACCAGGAAAGACTGAGGACAACTGGGATATTTTGGTGCATCTTGATCAGAAGATCACCGAGAATCAAGTTATTTCGGTAAGCTTCGACCCAGGCGATCCTAACCTTGAGGATGACGGCGTGACACGTGTTGTGCTACCGTACCGACTGTCATCTACCGATCCGAAGGGGATACAGGTTGTCACTGCTCCTGGTGGAAATCGACCGGCTGGTATTGTGGTAGATAACTTCACGCTAGAGAACTCTTCGAGACACACGACAGTGGTTCTGAAGGGTGACTGGAGGAACCAACCGTTTTACATCGGTACTCCATACGTGTTCCGATACAAGTTCTCACCATTGGCTGTTCGCGAGGAAGCCCAAGGTGGTGGGCAGAACGTGGTTGGTGAAGGGCGTCTCCAGCTTCGTCGTATGTCGATTCTGTACGACAAGACTGGGTACTTCAGGGCTGAAGTCACGCCGTTCAACCGTAGTACCTACCGATACGTCTTCTCAGGGCGTGTTGTGGGTTCGGCCAACAACATCATTGGTCGGGTGGTTGTAGAGGGTGGTAAGTTCAAGTTTCCTCTGATGGGTCGGAACGATCAGATCGAGATCACCTTGATCAACGATTCCTATCTACCGTGCCACTTCCTTAGCGCGGAGTGGGAAGGCTTCTTCACCCTAAGATCGAAGAGGTTGTGATGCTAACGGTTCGGGCTGCAACCATGTCCGATGTCCTGTCACTTGCCCCCCGTCTACGCGAGGCAGACCTTCTGGAACTCAAGGCTTGGGGCGAACGTGATCCTGTACAGGCCTTGATGGAAGGTCTGCATTCGCCTGATGGGTGCTTCGTGGCAGTGACACCGGATGACGTACCGCAGATCATCTTCGGTACTACCCCGTCTTCCGAACGGTACTTAGGTTTCGTCTGGATGATGGGGACTGATGCTATCAAGACTCACTGGGTACAAGTACTCAGAGAAACCAAGACGTGGCTCAACCGAATCCGAGGTGATTACCTAGTTCTGGCAAACGCTGTCTATGCCAAGAATACCCTACACATCAAGTGGATTCGGTGGGCTGGTTTCATCTTCCTGAGAAAGCTCTTCATCAATGGAGAGGAGTTCTACGAATTCGCAAAACTTTTCCCTATGGAGGGATAATAAATGTGTGATCCAGTTTCGATTGGGATGGCTGTGTTCGGTACGTTATCTGCGGTGGCGTCACACCAACAAGCATCATCCCAAGCAAAGCTCCAGACGAAGATACACCAGATGAACCAAGAGTCGGCCCTGAGAGACATGCAGCTTCAATATGCTGACTCAGGGATCAGAGAGCAGCAAGAACGTGAAGCCGCGGCTGAACGTGCTCAAGAGCGCCGTAGAATGGCCTTGATTGAGGCCGGTAGAGCTTCAGCAGCAATCGGAGAATCAGGCGCAGCAGGTTTGACCATGGGTGCCCTCATGCGTGATGTCTTAGGTCAAGCTGCTCGTGACGTGACTAACATCAACACAAACCGTGAATGGACATTAGACCAACTCAAGCGTGAACGTGAAGGTGTCCGTTCGTCCGGTATCAGTCGGATGAACAGCGCTGCACCTGGAGTTGGCCCTTCACGTTTGGCTACTGCATTGCGCATAGGCTCTGTGGCGCTTGATTCGTATGCTTATCACAAAGCACTGAAAAAGTAAGGGGTTGCTATGACGAACACTGTTGGAGGATTGCGATCCGTCCAATCTTTACGTCCCACCTATAAGCATGATCGCTCGACACGTCCTCTGGTCAATACAAAAGGCGGAGGACAAGGTGAATCCTTGCGCCCGGTCGCTACCCCGGTGAGCCGCTATCAGGCACCACCTGCTGCACCACAAGATCAACGCTTGTCTCAACTTGCCGATGCGTTGGCACAACTGAACCCTGCGCTGGCTCGTTACGGTGTGCAACGGCAAGAAGCTCTGATGAGAGAGCAGGAGATGAGACTTCCTGCCTACATCGAGCAGATCAAGCGAGATTACGGCACAGGTAAAATCACCGCTGCACAAGTAGGGGAAATCTTCCCTGAGATGGTGCCTACCCTCCGTTACCGCGT